TGGTAAATCTATTAATGATAATCCAGAAAAGTATTTTACAAAAGAAGTATTGAATAAGATAGATGAACAAGCAAAAAAACAATTCCTCTACGGATAAAAGATATGTCTTTGCTCAAAGACCAGGAGACGATTTTAGTTGTATAAAACTCGTTGAAGGTATATACAAAGATGTTATTTACAGATATGGTAAGGTACAATTTAGTAAGGAACCATTAGACAATGGCAAAATGCCTTTGCAATTTGAGTGGACTTTATTAAAGAAACCAGATGAATTAGATTTAGATAAAGACCAACCAGGTTTTATAAAGTATATTGGCGATATATTAATTGAAATTATGGAAGAAAAATTACAAGCTGGAACATTATTAGATGACAAATAGATTAGAAGATACAATATTAAGTAATTTAATTTTTAATGAGGAGTATACAAGAAAAGTAATACCTTTTTTAAAGGATGAATACTTTGGTACAAGGTCAGACAAAATTATGTTTGCTTGTATAGATGACTTTGTAAATAAATATAATAATCTTCCGACCAAAGAGACCTTGATAATAGAATTAAATAATCGTAAGGATATTAATGAGGAAGAATTTAAGGCTATAAAAACAACAATAAATGGATTAACTCCAACTAAAGTTGATTTACAATGGTTACTTGACACTACGGAGAGATTCTGTAAAGACAAGGCGGTTAACAATGCAGTACTTACTGGCATTAAAATCTTGGATGGAAAAGACAAGAAAAGAACTCCAGAGGCCATTCCTAGCATATTATCTGAAGCTCTCGCTGTATCTTTTGATAATCATATTGGGCACGATTATTTGGATGACGCAGACGCAAGATTTGATTATTACCATCGTAAGGAATTAAGACTTCCTTTTGACTTACAATATTTTAATAGAATAACTAAAGGTGGTGTTCCACAGAAGACACTTAATGTTTGTCTTGCTGGAACTGGTGTAGGTAAATCTTTGTTTATGTGTCACCTTGCAGCTTCAAGTTTATTAGAAGGTAAAAATGTTTTATATATTACTTTAGAAATGGCAGAAGAAAGAATTGCTGAAAGAATAGACGCAAACTTATTAGATGTAACTACGGATGATTTATACGCATTACCAAAACAAATGTATGATGACCGAGTTGATAAATTGAAAAAAAGAGGTCCAGGTAAATTAATTATTAAAGAATATCCAACAGCGTCTGCTCATAGTGGACATTTTAAAGCATTATTAAATGAACTTGCATTAAAGAAAAGTTTTAAACCAGATGTATTGTTTATAGATTATTTAAACATATGTGCTTCAAGTAGATTTAAAGGTGGTAATATATCATCTTATTTTTATATCAAAGCAATCGCAGAAGAATTAAGAGGTCTTGCTGTTGAGTTTAAATTACCTATATTCACAGCAACACAAACTACAAGAAGTGGATTTACATCAACAGATATAGGTTTAGAAGATACAGCAGAAAGTTTTGGTCTACCAGCAACAGCAGACTTTATGTTTGCTCTTATAGCTAATGAGGAGTTGGACGCATTAAGTCAAATGAAAGTCAAGCAACTTAAAAATAGATATAGTGACCCAGCAATTAATCGTAGTTTTATCATAGGCGTGGATAGAAGTAAGATGAGATTGTATGATGTAGAACAAAAAGCACAAAACATAGTAGACGCCAACCAGGAGAAAGCAGTTGAAGTGGATCCGTACGATAAGTTTTCTGACTTCAAAGTATAATTATGCCAAGAAAAAATACTGACATATTAAAACAAAAGCAATCCAGACCTTTGCAACCAGGTGAGAAATTACATTATATTAAATCTATGGTAAAGAAAAAAGGTAAGATATACTGGAGGGTTACTGAAAAACCTACAAATGTTATAGTCAAAGATTGTTTTTTTGAACAGGATGCTAGAACATTAGTTAGATTTCAAAATAAGAATAGAGTATGGGAAAACAATGGTGGTATTCCACACTTTCTTTGTGATATACAACCAGATTAAGCGGGTATAGTATAATGGTATTATTACACCCTTCCAAGGTGAGGATGTCAGTCCGATTCTGACTACCCGCTCCAATATAAATATTCACTAGAGGAATAAATTTATGGCAAATTTAACACTAGGTGACATAAGGAAGTACGAATACAGAGCAAAATTATTAGTTGATAAAGTATTTAATAAGAATAAAAAAATTAATAAATTCACAACTGATAATGGTTTGTTCATTGCTAATCAAATTAGGTTAGATGGTAAAACATATAACAAGTATGATTTAATTATTGAAAAACGAATTAGAGATAGTAAATCACAAAATTTAGAAATAGCAGGACAACTTGAAGGTCAACCTGGTCAAAAGATATTCAGACTAAGCAAATTCCAAAAATCAGAAGAGTTTGGCGGTCAACCTGTGGGTGGTAAAAGAGAGAACAAAGGTAATATTTTTGAAAGAGAATTACATAATAGACTTGTTGAAATTTTAAATGGCAAAACACCTAACGGTCTATATGCTAAACAAGCAAAAAAAATTATTCAACTAACTTCAAAGAAACTTGCGTCAGCACCTAAAAGTGTTAAACTAGAGGCAGGTGCTAACAAACCAAGACCTTTGATATTAGAAGGTGGAGAACCTATTATTAAACCTGGTGTTCCTATGAAACACGGTCCTCAACTTACAGATATTACATTAACACATAATAATAATAAAAAGTCTTATCTATCATTAAAGTTTGGTGGTACATTGACTTTTGTAAATTCTGGTGTTGCTAAATACTTTTTTCCTGCTACAGAAATGGCAACAGGAAAATTATCTAATAAGACAGGCCTTGCAGTATTAGAAGCATTAGGTATTGACCACATCAAGTTTTGTAAAGTATTTACAGATTATGGTAAACCTAGTAAAGGAGGAACTACTATACCAAGTCATATAGAAAATGTAAAATCAAAAGTTAATGCTAGAGGTTTACATAGATTATTAACAACTGCTATCGGTGCTAATTATTGGATGACCCACGGCAAAGGAGGTGGGGCAATAGATTTTTGGTTTATGCCAACTGCTAAGAACACTGCTATGGCAAGTATTGCTGGTCCTATTACTCTATATTATGGTGGTATGGACGGTAAAAGTAAGAGAATAGATATGAAATTTAGTAATTCTTATTTTGAGTTCAAATTAAATATAAGAAATAAAGCAGGTGGTCTATATCCAACTCACCTTATGGTAGATTATATATCAAAATCGGCCACAGGTAAACAACGATTATAAATATAAGAAACGAAGTGAAGTAGTATATTGATGGATAGTTTATTTGTATATGGAAAAAATGAAGGAAAAAAATGTTTAGTTTTAAAGGATACTCTAGCTCAGGAACAAATACACACCTTGAGCATTTAGAAGATAGTATAATAAATGACGGTGCCAAAGGTGGCAGAAACGCTATAGCGTTTTTAAAATCTTTGCGAAAAATGTTATCTGCTAGCACTAGCAAAAAAGTTAATGTAACCGTTAAGTGGGATGGTGCACCTGCTATTATATGTGGAACTAATCCAGAAAATGGCAAATTCTTTGTCGGCACTAAATCCGTATTCAATAAAACTCCAAAAATAAATTACACTTCCTCAGACATAGCAAGAAACCACCCAGGTGGTGTTGCTTCTAAATTACAAGTTGCTTTAAGAGAATTAAAGAAACTAGGTATAAGAGGTATAGTTCAAGGCGATTGTTTGTTTACAAGTGATGATAAAAAAGTAGCTAATATAGATGGTCAATCTATGATTACTTTTACTCCAAACACAATCACATATGCAATGCCTATTGATAGTCCAATAGGTAGACAAATTGCAAGAGCAAGATTAGGTATAGTTTTTCATACACAATATAATGGTAAAACTATGGATAGTTTAAGTGCTTCTTATGGATTTGTAAGGGGAGTCCGAAGTGGTTCAGTATGGGTACCGTCTGCTGAATATAAAGACGCAAGTGGAAGTGCTAGTTTTTCCAAAAGTGAGACTGCTAAATTCAATTCAATGTTAAGAATGGCAGAAGGTAGTTTAAATAAAGCTGCTCCATTATTAAATGAGTTTGATAGTAGAGACCCAATATCAGTAGGGTTTAGATTAAAAAGTTATTTTAATTCTATCGTAAGAGATAGTAGAGGTACAATAGGAAGTGTTAAAGTACTACAACAGAATTTTAGAAGTTATTACGAAAACTTTATAGACGCAGAAATAGACAATAGAAAAACTGCAAAAGGTAAAGCAAAATTTAAAGACGCAAAAGAAATGAACTTACTTTTTATTGATAGAAATAAAACAGCGTTATATTTTGCGATTGCAAGTTATATAACATTACAAACTTGTAAAAATATGTTATTACAAAAGTTAGCACAGATACAAAGTGTTGGACATTTTATTAGAA